TCTTCATTTTTCAAGTTCGATATACAAAATATACTATATTTAGGATCACTGTATGGCTACAGTTGTTGTGACGATCCTAACTACAGTAAATATTTATCCAAAATTGCGATTGACACATATAAAAATGGATATATAATATTTGTACGTGGTACAAATAATTGGCACAAAATTAGTAAATTAATGGAGAAAAAATGAAAAATCAAAAAAATTTAACCACCGATGCTAATCACTATAATACTATTAACAATAAAATAAGTAATAGTGAACAAGTAATAAGTAACAAACAACAACTAATATATAGATTTGCATCTGATACATCAGATGACAAAAGATCTACAAATAAGTTAAATGAGTCCGTTGACTCGACTTCGTCGAAAGATTATTCGTTCATAACTGAAAAATATTGTGTAGCGGCGCAGAATTTACTCCGCAAAGATATTTTTTCTGTTTCATTCTCAGTACTGGGCAAAAAGTCAGATCACCGCCGCAGTATGAACATAGACGTTATATTTGAACCCGGTGATAGACCATACAAATACAAAGTTGATATGGTTGGCAGTCGCTATGCATATGAAATCACAAACCGTATACGTGATGAAGAACGCAAATGGCCAATGTGGGATATGGTAATTGGTGCTGTAAAGCATGAAGGCCACATGTGGGGTAAATTACGCAACAGAACAAAAAACACAAAGATTGTTCCACGTCAGCGAATCAATTATTGTGTAGCAGGATTAGACGCAGACGCTGTAGCACATTTGATATTGGGCAACAACACAAAAATCAGTTGTCAATTAGAAGATGTCAAGGACATTGACTTGCGTAAATTGTTTATAGCCAAAGGCACATGGGTTAATCCAGAATGGGATGAAGGAGATTACGATGTCAAATTGTAAACAACAAGAATGTGAATTAGTGTTAAACACACATTGGGATGAACTTAGTGAATATGACAAAGCAATAGAAAAATTAAGTAATGGCCCCATATGGCGTTGTTATAAAACAGTGGTATTAGATGATATAGTCGATTATGAAACATACATGCATCACTATTATGACTATGAATTTCCTGAAGATCAACAACTAATGACATATACAAACACATTTAGTGAATTTGCAAACAATGAGGAAGCATGTGAATGGATATTAAAAGAAATAAGATAAAAAAGAAATTCGATCCCACAGTAGAACATGCTGGACATCAGTGGCTCTTAGTTAGAGGTAATTGGGGGCCACATCGTGCCAAGTACGTTTGTGCCGACTGTGATGGAAAATGGGTCAAATGGCATAGCATAAAAGCATCTGTTAATAAATATACAGTATGCTCACAGACAAACAAAAAATAGAACTATTAGATCCAGTACTTACACCACTACATCACTACCAGTTCATACGCAAATGGATAGATGTGACTGATGCACCATCATATATAACCAACATACTGCACCAATTGGCAACAATGGACAAAGCAGAACGCAAAAAGTTCTATTTTGTTAATGATCAAGTGTATTATCTAGATATAAAACCAGAAAAGTTAGTTAAACATGCAACCAAAGGCTGGATTACCAGTACTAGATACACAATATCTAGAAAAAATTAAAGATCTGCATAAATAGTAGCATACGGCAACACCACCGAGCAATGGTGATTTACAGGAATTAACAATGACTGAAAGTAACACAACCAATCAACCTTATCAAGTTACCAATATCAAATACGGCGAGAAAACAGTAAGAGGCCGTGTTATAGGGCGTAACAAAACAGTAATACCAGAAGAACAAGTGGCTCAATTAAGCCAATATCACTGCACAAACAAAGAAATGGCAGACTTTTTTGACGTGCCATTACAGACCTTTGTGGATAATTTCCGTGATATTATCACAAAAAATAGACTGGTAACGAAGCAACGTTTGAGAAAAGCACAATTAGATCTTGCTCTAAACAAACATGATAGAGTGATGTTGATATGGTTAGGCAAACAGATGTTGGGACAACAGGACCAACCTGTAAATGATGAAAGCACACAAGTGTTGCCTTGGTTAGAAAATGAAGATGATGCAGATGAATAGATATGAAGTTAACACCCAAGCAGAAAGAGATACTGAACTGTGAAAAAAGGTTTATCTGTGTAGTATCAGGTAGACGAGGCGGTAAAAGTTACAGTGCAATAGCCAGTCTAGCCAAACACGCAAGATATCCAAATTCAACATGCCTTTATGTGGCTCCGACCCATGGAATGTGCCGGCAGGTGCTCTGGAAACCTCTCAAAGAATTAATGTTGGCCAAGAAGTGGGCTAAAAAAATAAATGAAAGCAATCTAGAAATCACACTAATTAACAATTCGATCATCATGTTGCGTAGTGCAGACACACCGGATAGATTGAGAGGACTAAGTCTTACACATTGCGTTATAGATGAAGCCAGTGATATCAGTGCAGAAACATGGAGCATGGTGATCAGACCTGCATTAGCAGATCAACAAGGTTCAGCACTAATAATTACCACACCCAAAGCAAAAGGTTGGGTATACGATGTGTTTGAAAATGCCAAAACACTAAATGATTGGTATTCGATGAGTTACACTACAGCCGAAGGTGGATTGGTAAGTGAAGAAGAAATAGCACAAGCCAAATTAGACATGGATGAAAGAACTTTCAAACAAGAGTTCTTGGCAGAATGGGTAGACTTCGAAGGACAAATATACTATGCATTTGGTGATCATAACATTCAAGAAAAGCCTATTATACAAGAAGCCAGAACACCATTACATGTAGGAGGCGACTTTAACTGGTCACCATTAGTTGCTGTGATAGGTCAACAAACACAAGAAGGTATACACATATTTGATGAAATACAATTACATGGCAGTGATACCGGTGAAATGGCTAAAGAAATACAACAGAGATATCCAGGAAGAAAAATCATATTCTATCCTGATTCGAGTGGTAAAGCACACAAAACAAGTGCATTAGGCGGCGTTACAGATCACATCATACTAAAGAATGCCGGATTCGAATTGAGAGTAGGTAGTACCAATCCTGCAGTGAAAGATCGTATTGCATCGGTAAATAGTGTATGTAAGAAGGATAACTGTAGACTCACAATAGATCCTAAATGTAAACACATTATAGAAGGATTGAGAAAACATGTTTATCAAGAAGGCACAAGACAGCCTGAGAAAAACAATGGTGCTACAGATTATTCACACTTCAACGATGCGTTGGGTTATTTGGTAAATTGGTTATATCCATTAAAAACCAATATTCAAAATAACCAAGGCAAAATACGACGTGCTACAGGAGGCCATTATCGATGAACCAAAAATTAGTTAGATACATCATAAATGTACTCGAACCAAAAGATCAATACCTATTGGATTTTGTTGACCTAACACTTAAAGGTTGTCAACATCAAGCAGAAACATATCTGTCACAATGTCCAGTGGGCACAGACTACATGCATGTGCAAACAGCATACACCAATGAACACAAATGTAAGTATGCACCTAGAAAGCATATGACCAGCAATGTGGTCATTAATATAGGAGACATACGATGAAAATACCAGAAAGTTGGAAAAGCGAAAGCAGTCACAAAACACTAGGGGTGAACACATTAACACTAACAGGCATCAGTCTGTTGTGGGGGACCATGTTAAATCTCATTTCGCCATGGTGGAACATTGTAACAGTGTTGTGTTTAATGGCAGGATATGGCAATGAAATACGCAAGAGAGAAGAATCATGAGTCAACCCCCAGAAAAGAATACCAGTCAATGGAAGAAAAACGAAAAAATAATCAATGAGAATCCTGCACTAAAACAAGCCAGAGACATTGCAGAAGGCATAGAAAAGCCAGCACATCGATACAAAAGCAGTGGAGGACAATGGCATGGTGGTAAAGGATCTAGAAGCAGAATAGACACCAACAGTCAACAGTACAAAGACAATTGGGAAAGAATATTTGGTGGTGATAGAAGTAATGTAAACCACAGAGATGATGATGGATCATAGAAGTTACGTTGGTAGTTCTGGTGAATTCGACAGAATGGGCAAATGGCAATTTGATTATGTTACACCTAAAATAACCAAAAAGACTCGCTTTCTAGATCTAGGCTGTGGCAGTATGCGTTTGGGCAAACATCTTATACCATGGTTAAACAAAGGCAAATACATTGGTCTAGACAGAAATCAACAAATGATCGATGCTGGAGAAAAAAAGGCACCACAATATGTTGCAACAACCACGTGGGATATGAGCAACATAAAACCAGTAGACTTTGTGTGGGCACAAGCAGTGTTTAATCACATAAACATAGAAAGCATACAAGCATGTTTACGCGAATTAAAGAACGTTATGCACAGCAACAGTGTGTTTTATTTTACATATTGGCCAGGAGTATATAATCCAGTGGCAGATGACACTTACACCATGAGTAAAATAAATGTTTACAAAACACCAGAACAAATGTCAGAAACATTTGCTGAATTTGGCTTTACTGTAGAACACACTGAAGAAAAGACCATACTAGGACAATCAATAAGCAGAGCAACATTATGAATAGAACAGAATGGTTATATGAGGTTAAAAAACAATTACCTAGTGTAGAAACAGCAGTAGAAATAGGTGTTTGGCGTGGAGATTACTCACAACAAATTATAAATGTTCTCAAGCCTACTACATTTTATGGTGTTGATCCTTATGAACTGTTTGAAGGTATGGTAAGTGCACCAGGACCAGAATATAACACACAAAAGGACTTAGACGCACTTGCAAGTGCAGTAGAAAACAGATTACAACATTTGAATCAAAGTGTGTTGCTTAGAATGACCAGTGTAGATGCAGTAGCACACTTTGAGGATGACAGCATAGACTTTGTGTACATAGATGGTGATCACACTTATCGAGCAGTAGTGCAAGACTTAGCCATATGGTGGCCAAAGTTAAAAAAGGGTGGCATAATGAGTGGTGATGATTATATCAAAAGCATCACAGGTAAAGGTTATCCTTTTGGTGTTATTCCTGCTGTGAATGAATTTGTTCAAGATAATAACTTAGAACTAACTGTAACAGAAGGTGCAAATCCCAGTTGGTGGTTTACAAAATGAACTTCTTGCATATACCTAAATGTGGAGGCACTGCACTAAAATATGCCATAGAAGGTGTTGATAACCCTCCTTACGGTATATTGGCAATGCAAGGACACATACCAACATTACAAAACACAAACAGTGAAGTGTTTTTTCAAATCAGAGATCCATGGGAAAGATTCTGTAGTGCATTTTGGGAAAGAAAAACAGTACATGCTAGACAACAACAAAATGCACAAAACGGTAAGACATCTTTTGGATATGCTATACCAACGCCCAGTGAACAAAGATATTTAGATTCTTTTGACACACCAGATAATCTATGCAGTTACCTCCGCACAGGTGGCAATCTAACAGGCATCCTAGAAGAACTAGCCTCACCGCACAACAGATGGCTAGGCAACTTAGAAACATACAAACAACATGAACACAAAGTCAAGTTAGTGTATGAAACAAAACATCAAGATGCCGCAGTGTTAGAACATTTTGGTATAACATGTCCACAAGATGCATTTAGCAGACGCAGTAGACGTGCATTCGATAGACCACAAAGTTATGAATGCAGTGAACAAAACCACAAATGGTTTATCGACCAATATAGACCCCATGAATACGAATTGTTAGCATATATAACTGTACAACAGTACTATTGGAGGCCATAATGAATATATTAGTCAGCAAATTTTACACTGTGAGTGACCATAGCAAATGGTACAATGACAGAAGCAGTGAAGAAAACCTAGAACAAAATTACGAAGCAATGAAAGACATCTTGATCGAAAGTGCCAAAAGGCATTTGATTGACCTAGATGATGTTATCATTCACACAGACATTGTAAAAGACATAAGACATGGTTTTGTGAAACACTTCGAAGAAATATATGAATTATGGAAGCAAGGACACAACATACTGTACTGTGATCTAGATGTTGTGTTCACAAAGCCAATAAGAGTGTTTGGAGAATTTAGTGATTTCATGATGTTTAATCACACTGATCCTCGTAGCACAACACATGACAAATGGAACTTGCATTTTGGTGACTTCTTTAATTGTGGTGTAAGATACTATCCACAAAGCATGGAGCAGTCAGTGTGGGACATTGGTATTGCCAGAATGAAGAATTTTGACTATGAACGTTGGGATTCAGAACAAGTTGTATACAATGAAATGATGTGGAGTCAAACAAGAACTGTAGGTGAAGATGATACAAAAACAAAAACAATAAACAGTGTAGAACACTATCACAATCCACATTTTGCATATCAATTGTTGAATTATCCACCTACACCACAACTAGATGAATGGAATGGTTGTGCTTTAAAAGATGCCGCTATAGTACATGTACATGGTAGCAGAGGCAGTGCCGATAGATTAGCAATCATGCATGAATTGAACAATGGTGAAATATCAATATTGGCCAGAGTGTATTGGCGTAACCATCCCAGTAAACCAGAAGAATTAAATTGTAAAGATTATGTTCTCACTGGCACAAAAGCAGACATTGATAGAAGATTAAAGTTCGCCATTGGAAAATATGGCTATGTTAAAGTAGAAACAGCAGAGGTAAAAGATGAGGAAATCAAAGCACAGAGCAGTATCACGTTATAAGCACGGTGGTAAATTTAGAGGTAAAACAATAAGTCAAAGTGAAATACAAAGACGTATTGCACAATCGTTTGGTTTTAGGCATTCATTGCCCCAACCGGACCTAATGGACCAACCGGACCAAACCACTGTATTTACTGATGAAGCAGTAGAAACCAAAACGTTACAATTATAAAAAAGTGTAGACTAAGTATTACTGCTTGTCCTAACTTGCACACTGATATAAAACAGTAAAAAGAAAACCCCTAATGTATTGCTACACTAGGGGTTTTTTGTTACTTGTATATTGTAGAGTTGAATAGTAATACACACACAAGTTACAAGTTGTTGAGGTGCCAACCTCTATAAGTATAAGTATATAATTAAGAGCACGGTTTATTTACACAGGGTATTCTCCTTAAATGTTTGTGCTCTCAATACTAATTATACTATCACCTTAAGAATTGTCAACCGAATCTGATTGATATGCATTCTTAAGACTAACAGCACTAATTTTACATTTCTTAGAATTTTCTTTGAACATTTCGAAAATACCTAATGCAGTACCAATAGCCCAATCACTGGAATTTTCTCTATATCTCATAAAACGCAATGATTTACCATTAAGTGCAAAAGTATTTGATAGGCCTAAAACCCATTGCTCAAATTCTTTACCACATGCAGTACTAGGATCCATCAATGTTTCATACCCTTCGGTTGTAAACAATTTAACTAATCCAGTAAAGAACAAATCTCCAAATGTGTTGTCATGTTTCCATGCTTCATTGATAAGACTTGCCGCATAGATAGTAGCGTCTTCACTCATATGCACACATTTTTCGAATGTAGCAAATTTGACTGGTTTTGACCAACCTTGTTCGCCTTCACACTCATTAGTCCAGTATAGACCTGGCACATCATTTACTTTACCACAAGATAGATGACATTTCATTAATACATCTTGCAAATGTAAAGCATCCGGATCGTTTGCAACAATGTCTGCCCAAAACAGATCTTCTGCTTTTACTTTGCTGATAGTTCTACCATTTGTGTTACTAAATAGTCTTGCACTCTTTATAGTTGCCATTTCTTCAGTGTAATCACTGAAATCAATAACATGTGCATGAACTGTTTTAACACTAGGTAATAGCATTTTAAGTATTTCTAATCTGTGTTGTCCATTAACACATCTAAGTGTGCCGTCTGGATATTTTACCACAGTAGGAACGCCAAAAAGATTCCAATCAAATCCTTTGATTGTTTTAATATACTTCTTAACATTATTTGCATTATAATATCGTTGAGATTCATCTAAATCAAT